CGGATACCGCATCGCGTCCACTGAGGATTCGCGCTCTTTGAGCTTCTACCGCTACGCGGCTTGGCTAATCGACAAGCGGGCGAACACGCCCGCCTCGACCCCCGGCGGCTACGACGCGCACCGCGAGTCCGCCGCACAGCGGCAGGCGGAACTGTCCCTCGCCGGACGCGACATCGGCGAGCTTCCTGCCGTGGTCGATCCCGAAAGGAAGGAGGCGTGCCGCTTCGATTTCAGGAAGTTCTGCGAGACCTACTTCCCGGAGGTGTACAACCTCGAATGGTCGGACGACCATCTGCGGGCGATAGAGAAACTCCAGAAGGCCGTCCTCGAAGGCGGACTGTTCGCTCTCGCGATGGCTCGCGGCAGCGGCAAATCCTCCCTCACAGAGACGGCGGCAATCTGGGCAATGGCCTACGGACACCGCGAGTTCATCGTCGTGATCGGCGCAAGCGAAGGTGCCGCCCTTGAAATGCTCGACTCCATAAAGACCGAGCTTGAGGTGAACGAACACCTCGCCGAGGACTTCCCGGAGATGGTGTATCCGATAGCCCGCCTTGAGGGAATCGCCAACCGCTGCGCGGGCCAGCTCTATAAGGGCGAGAGGACGCGCATCGGCTGGACGGCAAGCGAAATCGTCCTCCCCACGATAGCGGGCGCGGCGTCCAGCGGAGCGATTGTCCGCGTCGCCGGCATCACGGGGCGCATTCGCGGCATGAAGTTCAAGCGTCCCGACGGGCGCACCATCCGCCCCGAGTTCGTCATCGTGGACGATCCGCAGACGAGCGAGTCCGCCGCCTCCGCCGAGCAGACAAGGAAGCGTGTCCGTGTGCTTGCTGGCGACGTGCTCGGCCTTGCGGGTCCGGGCAGGAAGATCGCGGGCGTCATGCCATGCACGGTCATCCGCCCCGGCGACATGGCCGAGCAGATGCTCGACCGCTCGAAGCACCCCGAGTGGAACGGAGAGCGGTGCCGCATGATCTACAAGTTCCCGAAGAACGAGGAGCTTTGGAACAAGTACGCCGACCTCCGCGCCGACGAACTGCGCGAGAAAGGTACGTTCATAAAGGCGACAGAGTTCTACCGCGCCCACAGGGAGGAGATGGACGAGGGCGCGGTCGTTGCGTGGAAGGCTCGATTCAACCACGACGAGATTTCGGCGGTTCAGCACGCGATGGACCTGAAGCTTACCGACGAGGCCGCGTTCTGGGCGGAGTACCAGAACGAGCCGCTTGCGGAGGACTTGGGAACTGAGGAGCAGTTGACGCTGGACGGAGTGTCCTCGCGCGTCAACGGACACTCGCGGCGCAGCGTTCCCGTCTCGGCGACGCATTTGACGGCGTTCATCGACGTCCAGAAGACGATGCTCTTCTATTGCATCGCCGCATGGGACGACGACTTCACGGGTCGCGTGATCGACTACGGCGAGTGGCCCGACCAGAACAGGCGGTTCTTCACGCTCTCGGACGCGAACATCACGCTTCAGATGAAGTTTCCGAGAAACGGCCTCGAAGGATGCCTTTCCGAAGGTCTCAAGAAGCTGACGGGCGAAATCCTCGGACGCGAATACTTCCGCGACGACGGGGCGGCGATGCGGATCGAGCGCTGCCTCGTTGACGCGAACTGGGGACAGTCCACGGACACCGTGTACCAGTTCTGCCGCGAGTCGGAGTACGCCTCCGTCCTTACGCCGTCGCATGGCCGCTACATCGGTGCATCGTCGAAGCCTATGGGCGAGTACAAGAAGGCCGTGGGCGACCGCGTCGGAATGAACTGGCGGATGCCGAACGTCCGTGGCAAGCGGGCGGTGAGGCATGTCGTGTACGACACCAACTTCTGGAAGTCGTTTGTTGCGACTCGTCTTCTCACCGCTACCGGCGACCGTGGTGCGATAACTCTATGGGGACGCTCCGCCGAGGATCATCTGCTCTTCGCCGAGCACCTGACAGCAGAGTACAGGGTCAAGACGGAGGGTCGCGGACGCCGCGTGGACGAGTGGAAGATGCGCCCCGACGCACACGACAACCACTGGTGGGACTGCATCGTGGGGTCTGCGGTCGCCGCGTCGATGTCCGGCTGCGTCCTCGCGGGGACAATGAACGACGGCAAGCCGCGCACGGCTGCGAAGCCGAAGGTGAAGCTCTCGGAGCTTCGCCGCATGAGGGGTTAGGGAAAAATCGGAAATCGGTGTTAAAACATGATACGAAATCTTGTATAAGTAGAGTGGGGGATGTGTCGAATGTGAGACGCCCCGCCCCCGACGGACGTTTTGAATGCGGTTTCTTTGTTGCTTTTCCTCCGCATTCTGCCGTCCAGGGGGAAGTCCAGAAAGGAGGGAGCCGCCATGCGATACGGAAGCGTGTGCAGCGGAATCGAGGCTGCGACCGTCGCATGGCGGCCCCTCGGCTGGCGTTGCGAATTTGTCGCGGAAATCGACGAGTTCGCCTCTGAAGTGTTGAAACACCGTCTGCCGGAGGTTCCAAACCTCGGCGACTTCACGAAGATCGAGGAGAGAGACTATGGAAACAGAATCGACCTCCTCGTCGGAGGGTCGCCCTGCCAGTCGTTTTCGAGCGGAGGCACCAAGGGCGGAATCGCCGACCCGCGAGGCAACCTCGCGCTTGAGTTTGCGCGGCTGGCTGAACGGGCACGCTGCCGCTGGGTGGTTTGGGAGAACGTCCCAGCCGTGCTTACTATTGGAGGCGGGCGGGACTTCGCCAGAATCCTCTCGGAGTTCGCCGGATGGGATGTGCAAACACCCGCCGACGGATGGGGGAACGCTGGAATCGTCACCAATGCACCCGGACGTTTCGGCGTTTCGTGGCGAGTGCTGGACGCGAGATATACCAGAGTTCCCTCATTTCCGGGGGCGGTGCCGCAGCGAAGGCGTCGTGTCATCCTTGTCGGACATCGTGGAGACTGGACCCGCGCCGCAGAGGTACTGCTTGGCGGCGAACTATGCGGAGGCGATGCTTGCCCGCGCCGCGAGGCTGGGGTATTCGCTGCCGTCGACGCTGGAGACTGTGCTTCGGGCGAGTGTTTCCCGATAGACATGATGAACATTGAGGGTCGCACGAAGAACCTCAAGACGAAGTGCTACGACGAGGCGGGCGCGGCGATGTACACGCTCCGCTCCAGCCACGTCAACGCTGTCTGCACACCGACGCAGCTCCGCAGGCTTTTGCCTGTCGAGAGCGAGAGGCTCATGGGGTTGCCGAAGGTCGTGACGGGTTGTGTGTCGTCAATGACAAAGGACGAATACATAGCATGGTTGCTGATGACTCGTCGAATTGAAGTCAACTGCGAGACAGGAGAGGTGTTTTCGTTGAGAACTGGTGGAGGTAATCCATGTCTCCCGCGTCGGCTAAAGGGATCTGTGCTGAATGGTTATCGGGTCGTTTCGCTACGCGAAAAGGACATCAAGAAGCAATGTCGTGTTCACAGAGTCGTATGGATTGCAAGGTACGGCATTATTCCGAACGGATATGTCGTAGATCATATTAACAACGACAAGTTGGATAATAGGATTGAAAACTTGCAGTTGCTTACGGCGCCAGAAAATTCGGCAAAGGCTGCGGATGATGGCCTGTACCCGTCCGGGGAAAGTAATCCAGCGACGAAGCTGTCAGACAAGGAAGTCGAGTGGATATTTGACGACTATTGGGAAGGCAATGGATCGATAAGGGAATTGTCTGCCAGATTTGGGATTTCAAAGTCTAGAGTGCATCAGATTGTCCATTCCAAGGGCTGGACTGACATACCGTGGAAAGGCAAGGAACACGCGCCGGACGGATTCCGCCACAAAGTGTGCGGGAACTCGATGTGCGTGAATGTAATGCGCTGGGTCGGCGAGAGGATTGCCGCCGTGGAAGCGGGAAAGGAGTTTCGGGACTATGGATCAGTCAAAGATCGAGGAGATAATGGAGAATCTCCTCCTCTCGCCCAAGAAGGTGGAGGTTGACGGGCAGGTCGTGGAGAACCACTCTGCGGCCGACCTCATCAAGCTCCTCAACTACTACGCATCGAAGGACGCCCTCAGGGGCAAAAGGCTGCCGATCCGCATCACGAAGATGGCGGCGGGGGGAGGTGCGCTGTGAAACTGTGGCCGTCCAAGAAGAAAGACGCACCGGCCCGGAAGAGCATAGGCGGGCGGTTCGTGAGCTGGATGCGCGCGCGGTTCGACGCGGCGCAGACTACGAAGGACAACGCGAAGCACTGGGGCGCGGCGGATTTCCTGTCCGCCGACGCGGAGGCGGACTCGAACGTCCGCAAGATACTCCGCACGCGGGCGAGATACGAGGTGCAGAACAATTCGTATGCGCGGGGCATCGTGAAGACGCTGGCAGACGATACCGTCGGCACGGGTCCGAGGCTTCAGATGCTCCTCGTAGACGAGGATGTTAACAAGCGCATAGAGCATGATTTTCAGGTCTGGGCGAAGAGGACGAGGCTTCCCGCGAAGCTCCGCACCATACGGATGGCGCGGTGCCAGGACGGGGAGGCGTTCATCATCCTTGCGCAGAATCCAAAGCTTAAAACGAACGTGAGGCTCGACCTTCAGCTCATCGAAGCCGACCGGGTTACGGATGACGAATTGACCAGCGACGAGAGGCGGGTCGACGGCATCACGTTCGACTCTTTCGGAAACCCCGTCTCGTACAGGGTATTGAAGTTCCATCCCGGCGGGACGGAGAGCTTCAACACGGAGTTCATCACCGTCAGGGCGGAGAACATGATCCACGTGTTCCGCCAGGACAGGCCGGAGCAGCATCGCGGCATCCCGGAGATAACGGCGGCTCTGCCGCTCTTCGCACACCTCCGCCGGTTCACGCTGGCGGTAGTGTCTGCTGCCGAGGCCGCTGCGGACTTCGCGGGCATCCTCTACACGGACGCCCCGGCGAACGGCGAGGCGGACTCCGTCGAGGCGATGGACACGATCCAGCTTGAGCGGAACATGCTCCTCACGATGCCGGGCGGCTGGAAGATGAGCCAGGTCGATCCGAAGCAGCCCGTCACGACATACGGCGAGTTCAAGCACGAGATACTGAACGAAATCGCAAGGTGTCTTTCGATGCCCTACAACATCGCGGCCGGCAACTCGTCCGGCTACAACTACGCGAGCGGGCGGCTCGACCACCAGACGTACTATAAGTCGCTCAAGGTCGACCGCGCGTTCATGGAGGCGGAGATACTCGACCGCGTGTTCGAGGCGTGGATGCGCGAGTGGTCGCTTGCGACTGCGACGCAGCTGGACTCCTGCGACTGCCGCCATGTGTGGTTCTGGGACGGACAGGAACACGTCGATCCCGCGAAGGAGGCGAACGCGCAGGAGAAGCGGCTGCTCAACAAGACCACTACCCTTGCGGCGGAATATGCCCGCCAAGGCAAGGACTGGGAGACGGAGCTTCGGCAGATCGCCAAGGAAAGGACGCTCATGAAGGAACTCGGCATCGACGATGTTCCTGAAAAGAACGAATCTCAAGACGAAAACGAGGGAGAAGAAGATGGGAAAGACGAGTGAATATCTCGAAATAACCGCCGCGAAGGATGGCGGGGACGGAAAGCACAAGGTGGCCGGACTCGCCTACGGAGGCGGCAAGATGCGGCTCTTCGGATGGTCGAAGCCGGTGGTCGTAGACCTCTCCGGCATGACGATTCCGGAATCCGTGCCGCTTCTC